GGTATTTCTTTTAGAGGTGTTTCTATACTTGTTTCACCTAAAGTAATAGCAGGTATGTTTGCTGACTGTATAAAGAATTCAACGTTAGGTAATTTAGTCATCTTAAACCTAAACTGAATAGGACTTGCATAGTCAAACTTACTAGGTGTTCTATCTGTTATATTTGTATCTGTCATACTACTATTTATAACGGTTTTTTAGACCAAAAAAAGGGGACCGAAGCCCCCTTTTTCATAATCGGTATCAACCAATACTACATAATGTTAGCAACTTTAACACGTCTGTAATAAACGTTTTGATCTCCAGCAGCAGGTGACGTTATGTCAATTGCACCAGTACCATTAGTAGTTGCGAAAGGATTAGCAACCATACCATATCTAGTTTTGAAACCGATTTTTGGTTGGAAACTATCTTGACCAACTGCTCTTACCATTTGTAATGGCACGTAAGGACAATAGAAAATCCCAGAGTCGTATGGTGAAGTACCTTTGTAACCTACAACGTAGAATTGAGAAGCAGAAATGTTTGCACTATATGGATCAATGTAAACTTTAAATTTACCATTTAATACACCAGCGAAAGTATTTCCTGTGTCATCAACGTTTAAGTTAGTATTAAGAGCAGGAGCGTAATCTAATACACCACTCATTTGAAGTGCCGAAGCAACATCAGCTGAACAGATAATTATATTACCTTTTCCTCTTCTTGTTAGTTGACCAATTGCATTAGCATCTCTCTCTAATTGGAATAATAGTCCTTTGAATTTCTCAACTGACCATCTACCATTAGAGTCTGTGTCTAAGTCAAATGTTCCTGCAGTAGTAACATTAACTTGAGCACCAGCTTTTGCAGTAGTGTAGATTGTTCTAACAACTTCTCTGTTGATTTCCGCAAGGATTTCAGAAGATAGGATGTTAGCAAGTTCTGTTTCAGCGTCTAAACCGTGGATTGCTTTTAAGTCTTGTGCAAGTTCCATAGTGTATTCAGCTTTAAGAGCTCTTGATCTAGCAGTAACCGTAACTTTATCGATTGAGAAAGCCATTTCAGCAAACTCATCGGTACCATCGCCAAGCGTTTCTGCTTGTGCAGTAGTCATACCGTCACCAGTAGTGTAAGCAGTAGCAGGTGAATCGTTAAGTACACTTGGGTTAGTTCCAGCTTGTGCAGATGTAGAACCTGAACCGCCAGCAGCATCTCTTGATGAAAAGTCAGAATCAGCTTCGTCAAATAATGCTTCAGTACCGCCTTGTGTAGAAAATCTTGACTTCATAGCGAAGATAAGACCAGTCGGTCCAGTCATTGGTTGTACACCACAAACGTCATAAGCAATAAGATTAGGCATTGCTCTTCTAACTAGTGATATTAGTACAGGATCCCAATTGTCAACAGACGAACCAGTTGCATTAACAGGTGCGGCTTCTGACATAAACGATCTGTCTTCTCTAACTGCTTTTTCTTGGTTTTCAAGAATAACAGTTGTCACAGCTCTTTTGTAAGCATCACCGATTTTTGGTAAATCAGGATGTTCCAATACTGGCTGCCATTTGTCTTGTAAGTTTTCAGTAAGATACATTTTTATCTCTCCTATTTATTTTAATTAAATTAAATCTTTACAGACTTAATGTTTTTAGTAATAGCGGCTGTATATGCAGCCATAGCATCGGATTTGCCACTAGTGAAATCACTAGGAGCGTTAGCCGCAACTGCGTCAACTTCATCTTTAGATGTAGCTTCAACAATTTTAGATTTAGGGAAATAAGATTCTTTAATAGTTTCTAGTTTCTCTCTAAACTTGTCAGCACTATCGTACTCAACATTCTCAGCCATCTTCTCGAATTTTTCTTTTTCTGTGTCGGCAAGATCAGTTGATACTTCATCAATTGCTTTTGCTTTTGCAGATTCAGAAACTTGTTTAGTTAGATCAACGTTTTTAGAAATTTCGTTATTTAACTTTTCTTCAAGTTTTTTAGTCTGAGTAGTTAGGTCGTCTAGTACATTGTATTTTTCTTCAGGAACATCAATATAATGTTCTTTGAATAAGTCTTTAAGACCAGTAATGAAGTCCTCAGCAATCTCAGTTCTAATTCCTCTTTCAACTGCTAATTCATTTTCTTTCATCCATTCTTCAACAACATAGTTTAGGTATGAGTCAACTTTTTCGACCATAGCTTCTTTTACTGTTTCAGTTTCTACTGAAAGTTTTTCTTCATATCTTGCCTCAAGGATTTTAGTTTGTTCTTGGATTCTAGTCTTAACAGCAGTTTCAAAAATCATAGCAGCTTTATCTTTGAATTCCTCAGATAAATCAGCGTCGCTTGAAACTAATGCTTTAACATCAGCAGATAAGTCTATTTCTAATTCAGAGTCAGTAGTTTCAGCAATTTCTTCACCTTCAACTTCTGTTTCTTCTTCTTTCATAGAAGCACTTTTTTGGTCATTTGGTAATGAACCATCATTAGCACTTTTCTTAGCTGGATCCGAAGTATTTTGTTTCGCCTTAGAAGCAGCGTCTGGATTCTTGTCAGTTGGTTTTACAACTGGAGCACCCATATCTACTGCGTCATTTTTAAGATTAGAAGCCTCAGCAGGGGCACCGTCTTTAGCAGCAACGTTTACCTCTTCTAAGTTTTCTACTTCTTTTTTTAAGTCTGACATTCGGTCTCTCCTTGATTATTAGTAAAAATTTAAATTTAAATTTTAGTTATTATTATTTATATGTTTTATCATCTTAAACTATACGCCTTCTATATAAGTTGCGTAGGTTATTTAAGTTTAGATAAAAAATCGTTAAAAATAGAGGCTTTTGTTTCTGCTAAATCAGCACGTCTTGTTTTCTCTATTTGTTCTTTATATCTTTCAACTTCCATACTTTTCAGTACACCGTTGTCCCATATCCACTCTTTGCCTTCCATAATACCTTCTACGAAAGCGTCTGGAGCTGATGGGTCTGCAACTATATCAGCCGCAGTAGCAAGATAGAAATCTTTACCGACAGTACTGCCTTGTATTGATCCCATACCTCTTGATGATACACCTAGTTGAGCACCTTCGTCAATTAAATTCTTAACGATTTTACCATACGGCGTATCCATTATCTTAGCCTCACCTATGAAGTTTTTACCTTCTGGTTTTAGACTAGTAATCATGTGTGAAACTCTTTCTAGGTTAACAGTAGGTCCGTCAGGATGTCCTAGTTCACCAAAAGCACGTTTCTTGTTTATAAATTGTTCGTTATATCTAGCAACTTCTTTAGCAAGAGTCTGTACTGGATAAACACGACCATTACGGTTCTTAATATCCGCTTGCATAAAGACACCTCGTATTTTGTATTGTTTAACACCAGAGGCATTTGCTTCTGTTAATACTTCGATATCTTCTATTGTTTCTGTTATTAGTTTCATGTTCTCTCCACCTTGTTTTTATTGTAAACTTTATCTACAATTCCTTGTTTAACTTCTTCTTGTTTAATTTTGTACTTCTCAGCAAATGCTAACTTAAACTTATCTGCTAGTTCACCTTTGCCTTTCATTCCTACAATTCTTTCCAAGATTGCTCTTGCGTTATCTTTTGCCATATTATCTTACTTCAATAATGATAGTATAGTTATCACCTGCAACAAATCCTTTTGTTGAAAGTAATACATCACCTGCAGGACTTGTGTTTGCCGTCAATGTTGCGTTATTAGGAATACTATTACCTGCTACATTGTAATCGTGAAAACCACGACCAGAAAAGAATCCTATTGTTGCGTTAGCAGAACTTGTACCACTACCTGCCCACAATAATTCTACACCAGATTTACCATTCGTAGTATTAATTGCCCAATATATTTTTGCAATCTTTTTTGTAGCATCTTCGGTCATGAAAGTCAAAGCACTTGCGTCCATTTTAGTCACAAGAGTTTCACCTGATCCATCACAGATATTTGTAAACTTCATCACGGTCTTAGTGCCGGTTGTATCTACAATCGTTTGACTTGTTACTACGTCAGCCATTAGTTATTTCTCCTAAATTCACTCACTAACAAATAACTCGTTACATTTGAGTCAGTTGTTAATAATATTTGTTTATCGTTACCAAACTTTAATTGATCAGGTCGTAATCCATACTTACCTT